AGGAATCTTTAACTTAGGTGGTTCAGGCTGTTCTGTTGTCTTCTCTGGTTCTACCTCTTCAGGAGCCTCTAGATCGCTCGGAGGAATCACCATAGGTTTATATGATGGTATCCGAGCTGAAGGTGGTTTTAACTCTATTGTAGGTAGATCTAAGGCTCTAGGTAAAGTAGCCCGAGGTAAATTAAGACCAGGGCTTACCGACACCTGTTGTTGGAGTCTTCTGTTCGTTTACACCGTTCTCTACAGCTGTTTCAATTGCAGCTACAGTGCCAGCTTTATCTGCATCTAGTTTAGCCTTTACCCAACCTAGTACTTGTTCTTCATTAAGGTCAGCATAAGGTACTAGAGTGTCAGGCTTAGGAAGATCTACTTCACCAGTAGCTCTGAATTTGTAGGTGCCATCTTCACCGTTAACACGGTAGATTACTTTATTTACATACCCATCAGATAGTTCACGTTGAAGGGTGTTGACTTGCCAAGTTTTAGTTGCCATTGTTATGAAAGTTTGTTTGCTATTAAGAATGCTTTATAGTCAGCTTTGACTTGTGTTGTCCACGCAGCGTTACATATTGCTTGTACGTCTGAATCTTTTCCACTGATGTTTGTTTCTACCAGGTTATCACTTGCATCAAGGATTCCTGGTGTTAATGTTGTTCTATGAAAAGAACGGGTAAGTTCCACACCATCTTTTTTAATGATGGTTGCGTTTCTTACCTGTATGTTCCATTTATTAACGACTTCTATTTTGTCGTTCTCTTGTGTTTCTGTTAATGCCATTTAGGAAAATTCTCCGAATTAAACAGGTTTATGGCTTAGTTTTAAGACTTGCTAACGGTCTAACTTACATCGTAAGTTGCATGAAAATAAACTTCAAAATTACTACTATTAATTTCGTTATGTCTTAATTGGGTATATCCTCCTGTATTTCCTCCATAGAAATGTAGTCTAGGAGTACTACTGAAATAAACAACAGTCTTATTAGCGTCATCGGCATACCTATACATTGCTGAACCTTTTGCACCATTAGATACAGAAGTAAAAGGCATACCTGTTATACCAACTTGATCGTTAGTAGTTGTATCTGAGAAAGAATGACATAACGCCCAAATATGACATACATTTCCAACTCTTATGTAACGAGCATTTGAAATAGTACAAGTACCATCCCAAGGATCAGGTGTCCAAGTTCCTTCTTCATACGAATCAAACTTCTCACTTGACATTCCAGACTGGTGAGGATTAGCACCAAAGTCAATACCGTTACCAGCAGCTACAAAACCTATATCTCCATTGATAGTTACACCGTCTGTTTTAGTACTAAACTTCAGTGAGTTGTCATAATAGAGATCTACAGCTCCGTCTCCATTAAGTACAATAGTATTTTCAGATGATGCTCCGTGATAGAACTTTAAGTGGCCCTGCGTGGTAGCCATGATTTCCCATTTATCAGCACTGTCATCACCTTCATCTGCCCACATATGTATACGTGCGTGATTATTTTCAGCTGCAACTATTTTTATGCCATTATCTACAGTTTCAAAAGTTTTAGTGTTGTCATAATAGAGTTCAACGGCCCCATCACTGACACATTTAATACTTGTATCGGAACCTGAACCATCAGCAAGATTTCGTATTAATAAATTACCATCGGTACCTGCCAGTAAATGCCATTTATCAGCGTTATCATCACCTTCGTCAGCATATAAATTAAGAACTGCATTACCACCTTCTGGTCCGTAAACTGTTATACCATGAGAATAAGTTTCAAAGGATTTAAAGTCGTTATAATAGAGATATACTGCTCCACTATCGTTTATAGTTATCCCATTATCTCCACCGTTAGGCTTTATAAATATATGATGTTCGGCAGTTATTATAATAGAGTTATCAGATACATCATTACCAAGTGACCTTATATTTAAGGTACCTTTAGTATTATTTATGAAAGTATCTGTACCACTATGGTATAACTGAAGATCCTGATGTGTACCAATACGTAATATATCGTTATCTGCTCCTAACGTGCAATGACCAGTAATCCATACTCCTGTACTAGTTGTCTCCAGACGTTTGGTGCTGTCGTAATAGAATTCACAAGCTGCATCATTTATAAACCTACCCATTGATTCGCCTGAAACTGAAGTAAGAGCAATCTCAGTACCATTACTTCTAATAGCTAAGATACCTGTACCGTTTTCATCTATGTAGCTGTGAGATCCACTGTGATAGATTTTTAAATCATCTCCATTTCCAAAAGCAGCTTTACCGCCATCTTCAATAGATAAACTTACACCACTACCTTCAACAGCTACTTGACCTTGGACTCTTACCCCACCACTCATTGTCTCAATCTTCTTTGAGTCGTTATATCTAAGTTCTACTTCTGCATCTGGAACAATCTTTATAGCAACTTGACCACTCTTTCCTAATATCTTTAGATCACCTGTCTTATTAGCAATGTATGAGTCTGTTCCATTATGATAGATTTCTAGATCATTACCATTACCTAAAATGATTTTCTCACTATCCCCTCCATAAAGGTTTCCAGTGAATTGAACACCCCAACTTTGGGTTTGGAGTTTCAGACTGTTGTCATAATATAATTCTACGGTTCCGTTACCAAGTGCTCTTAAATTTGTTTCTGTAGAACCTGAGACATAGTTTTGAATAAGAAAACCAGTACCGTCTTGTTCTGTTTTTAACCAATACTTATCCGCATTATCATCACCTTCGTCAGCATATAAATAGAGAAAAGCTGAACCTCCTTCTGGGCCAAAAACTTTTACTCCAGATGGTTGTGTCTTAAAAGTCTTAACGTTGTCGTAATAAAGTTCTACTGCTCCGTTAGCAGTAGCAGTCATCATCCATTCATTATCTGCACCATTTTTAACAGTAAAACTATCAGATTTAATATCAATAGATCTAGAACTATTTTGTAGTTCTAAATTACCTGTACCGTTGACTAGATATGACTTACTTCCATCATGGAAGATTTTTAGATCATTTCCAGTTCCAAGTTTTACAGCACCAGTTTCATTACCACTATCCCAGTCTTCAATGATAATAGTTTGTGCATTTAGTCTGGATGAAATTAAAACGCCATAATTTGTTGTCTCAATACGCTTTGTATTGTCGTAATAAAGTTCTACGGCTCCGTTTACTACACCTTTCAGCATCATTTCATCGACACTATTAGCTTTTAATTCAATAGCGTCAGATTGGATTCTAAAGTCACAACTATTATTAGTGTTCTGTATCCTAGAGTTTCCGTCATGATAAATCTCTAAATCATTCCCTGTCCCGAACTTACCTTTAACTCCATCGTTATATAAGTTATCTCCAGTAAATGTATTACCAGTAATGGATGCAAAGTTACCACTAGCTGTTACACCACCTTGCCAAGCTGAACCATTATAGACCTTTAATTCATTAGCAGATGTATTAAAGAATAAATCTCCAGTATCTAAACTTGATGTTGGGTTATTTGATCCAGTTCTATATCTAGCAGCAAAGTCATTAACAGTACCTATATTAGAGGCTACTGAGTTTACATTACTAATTGATCCAGCTACTGAACTTATATTAGAATTAGCTCCAGCTACAGTATTAACATTAGTAGCGTTACCAGCTACAGCATTAACATTACTAATTGATCCAGCTACAGTATTAACATTAGAAATACTTCCAGCTACGGTTGATATTTCTGTTGCTATTGGTACTTGTCTATGGAATGTATAAGTATTTAATGTAGATGTTGTCTCTACAATCATACCATACGTTGCTAAGTAAGTTGTGCTATTAGCTAAACCAGTAATAGTAACTGTAGAGTTACCTACTGTACCATTAGCAATCGTTGCCACTCCAGACCCATTGGAGACCAAGTTACTTGCAAGAGCCTTGATACTAACAAGAGTACCTGTGCCATTATTAACATCAGGATTAGCGTTGGGAAAAGATGTCTCATTTGCTATTGGTACAAAACCACCTACATCATCTACTAAGTCAATTATTCTATCATTAATAGCTGCTGTAGTTGCAATAGTTGTATCATTATCTGGAAAAGCATCACCATCTTTAATAGTATCACCTGTACTTACATTAAAGTATCTAGCATCAGATGCTGATGTAGTAAAGAATGATGTATCATTTGCACTAGCAGCTGCTTGTTCACTATTAGTAACAACTGTTGCTGCATTCAGTTTATCTGAAGTTACCGAACCTGCTGCATAATGTTCATTATCTAAAGCACCAGCTGCAATATGTTCAGAATTAATTACATCATCTTGTATATTATCCCCATCAATAACATCGTTAGCTAAGTGTACGTGATCTATACTTGCATCTACATAATGTTCTGAGTTAATAGAATTATCAGCAATCTTAGTTCCATCAATAGCGTCTGCTGCTATATCTGTAGTAACAATTGATCCAGCAGTAATAGCAGTTACACCTGAACTATTAATAGTGACATCACCACTAATAGTTGTAGAATTAGCTACATTACTTGAATTACCTATTAAGACGTTTCCTGCAGACATACCACTTAACTTACTATGAGCTATACCTGCTGCATTAGCAATATCAGCATTAACTATAGATTCATCTACTATTTTAGATGAGTCTACTGAGCCAGTAGATAGGTGAACTAAATCAATTGATCCACTAACATACTGATTACTGTCTACTGAGTTAGCTGACATGTGAGCTAGATCTATTGATCCATCTACATAGTGTTGTGAATCTACAGAGTTATCTGCAAGCTTATCTATAGTAACAGCATCGTTAGCTATCTTATTAACAGTGATACTAGAATCTAATATCTTTGTTTCAGTGACAGCATCTGTTGCTATCTTAGCAGCTACAATGGCATTACTATCTATCTTAGCAGAAGTAACGGCAGAAGGTCCGATCTTTGCTGCAGTAACTGCTTCATTATATATCTTATCTGTTGTTACAGAATTATTAGCTAAGTCATCAGCTAGGATAGTTCCATTTGCTATCTTTGCAGAGGTTACTGCATTATCAGCAATAGCAGCAGTGTCTACAGCATCGTCTGCTAGTTCAGAAGCACCTACAGAGTTAGCTGCTAGGTTACTTGCATCAATAGCATTTGTACCTATCTTAGCTGCATTAACAGCACCATCTGCTAAATCAGCTGTAGCTATTGTACCATCTAATATCTTAGCAGATGTAATTGCTCCATCTTCTACATCAGCAGTTTGAATCTTATTAAAATTCTGTTCTTGTGCGTGATATAGAAGTTGTGTTTCGTTGTTATTTAAATCAGTAGCTCTGATAGAAGATCCAGCAGCGAATGTTGCCTTGGATGTGTCTACATCAGTTTCTCTGTAAATATGTACGTTACCAGTACCACTAGGTGGGACGTTGCCACTTGTGAAAACTACATTGGTACCAGTAATATTGTAATGTGTTGATTCAGTTTTTAATGTGCCTCCTACTTTAACTTTAATATCAGAGGTCTTATAATATGGAAATGTATAGGCAAAGGTGGTGGTGGAATTATTGCCGTTATGAAAATGTTCAGTTGTTACAGTCATTGTTAATATTTAATACATGCTAAAAGAGCTATGTTTCTTGGTCTTGCTTCTGTTCCACCATCGTTTGCTATAGTTACCGAGGTTGTTGTAGTATGAGAGTGCGATCCGTCAAAAGCAACTGATCCGCAATTACCAGAGTCCGAATGTCCAGATGGTGTATCACCTGTATTAGAACCTTGACTTTTTGTAAAGACTCCAGATGCTGATCCACCTCCATTAAATGATTCTGAAATACCAACAATACTTCCTGTTAAAGAAGTTGATGCAGTACTAGAACTAGAACTAGCACTATGATTATGTTGTTTATTCTGGTCACTCTGAGTACTTTTAATAGCTCTACCACTATCTGTACCCTTACCGTCATCCCAACCTCTTATAAATTCACCTCTTAAATCAGGTAATGTAGAACCTACTATTGCATATAATTCACTAAAATCAGCAGTAATACTTTGTGTAGTTCCACTACCATTTGCAATGGCATCTCCATTAGCTTTTAAATAGCCTGCAGGAGCTGTAGAACCAGCATACCATATGACAGTACCAACAGGATTAAAACCCCCTGGAGTTACTTTATCACGGGTTACAGCGTTGTTAACTATTTCACTAGTACCAACACTGTTATCTGACATCTTAGCTATAGTTACAGCATTAGATGCTAATTGATCTGTAGTTATAGCATTGTTAGCTACTTTATCTACTGTAACAGAATCATTAACTAACTCACTAGTACCAACACTGTTGTCAGCCATCATAGCTAATTCAACAGCATTATTATTAATGACATAATCACTAGAACTGTTAATCTGTATATCCCCTTTATTACCTAAAGAGAAAGATACAGAGTTATCAGTCTTTAATGTTCCGAATTCCTGAGCTGCATACAGTAGTTGTGTATTGTTTGTATTTAAGTCTGATGCTCTAATAGAACTACCAGCTGCATACGTCGCTTCTATAGCATCTATATCTGTGTCTCTAAATAAACGTATAGTATCATTGTCAGCTGGAGCTGTGTTAAAATTAACAGTTGTGTTAGCTCCAGATTGAACAATAGTGTAGTGATTAGATAGAGTTTTAGTAGTATTGTTTTGTTGTACTTTAATATCAGCAGTAGATAGGAATGGAAAACCTACATTGAAGTCTCTATTCCCAGATACTGACTGAGTATAATTTGATTCTGTTGTGTAGGTCATTTAGCTATGTTAAGTGTTTCTGATATACCAGCGTCCTCGTAGAGCTGGTCTAGGTTTCCTGCTTTTTGGTTATGATCTGAATTTATTTTCGCATACTCACGTTCTCTAATACCAGATCTCATTGGTTCTGATAATGAATTTTCAGCTGCACGTTTAGCTTTAGCATATGCAACTGTAATTCTAGCGTATATATTTTCAAATTTAGCGGTATCTAATATTTCAGAGGACACTAAACCTTTACGTTGTGCTCTTATGATATTAGTAAAACCTCTATGTACTTCACCATCAGGTCCGACATAAGTTAGTCTATTAGCATCTTTCATTATTTGTTGCAATTCTTTTTGGTAAAGACCCATTTCACCTATCCTACTATTAATAGCACTTATCTCATGATTTTCTAAGACAACACCCTTTTGACTCATGTTTATAGTAGGTGAGTGATTGAATTCAATATCAATAAGGAACTGACGTTCTTTAGAAGGTTTATCGTGAATCTTTACTGGACCCATGTTAAACATACGAATCCAAAAGTTCTCTTGATAACCTATAGGTTTACCATCAATAGGATCTACTAAAGGTGGTAAGGCACGACTAGGATCAAAAGCATCTAACCAATTATTTCTATTACGTATGTTATCATTAAACTCAGAACGTAACTGCCTTAGTCCAGGGTACATGAGTTTTCCTAATTCATTTCTTAATCCACTTAAAGGTAAGATATTGTTAACAAAACTAGATGACCACCTAGCGGCAGCTGACCCATTACCTTGTAACACGTCAAACATAGGCTCTAGTTGAGCTAATGTAGATCTATTAGTAAGTGCAGATCCTAGTATTGCAGTTAGTTTAGTACCCATATCTTCAATTACACTAGAACTTAGAGTATCTGAGTTATCAGCTACATCTATAGCTAAAGCTAACCAGTCTCCTATTGGACCCATCCATTCATAACTGACTACTTTATCAGTTCCTGGTACGGAACAAGTCTTAGGTTTCCAACCACCTCTAACTCTTGCTCTTTGTCTAGCTTTATCATAATGACCAGTACCTGTACAACGTCCGTCAACACCTGCAAAGTAAGCAGCAGTTGTCATTAAACTACCTATAGCAGCTTTACCTTTTACTTCATAGCGAAGCATTTCAAAGGTTTGATTAGCGAATTCATCTACTGGTTTACCTTTACTTTGTAAGATTTCAGCAATCTCTTCAAATGAAAAGTCACTTACTTTTTTACGTCCTAATGGACCCCACATCTTTTGATAATCTCCTGAGAACACACCAGCTGGACTCCACTTACCAAAGGTATCAATGACGTTAGCAGTAGTTCTAGGGAACCAAATGAAAGATCTAGCAGCAGGGAATCGTTTAATAAACCAGTTCATACCATCAACTATAGGTGAGTCTTGGTTGAGTGCTATTTCACTAGTTGCTATATCGACAGCTTCATTACTAATCATCCCATTACCATCAAACCATTTATTATAGATTTCTTCAGTAGCTTTTCTAAGACTAGTTTCAGTTATCTCTTCACCAGATTGAGCTAATTTATTAAATGCTAAATATTTAGCTTCTGTATTAGCCATTACTGATTTAGTAAAGCCATCAAAAGCTGTCATAGCGTTAGCACCGAATCTAAGAGCAGGGTCTGTAGATATAGCATCTAAATCTTCAAAGATATTAAGAAGCATTCTAGCTCCATCTTCTCCTTGTTCTGAAGCAGCATCAGCATAAGCTCTAAGACTATCTAATCCTTTTTCAGTTTTAGTAACTAAGTCACTACGCATTACATAACTAACATCTTTAGGGTTAGTAGATACTTTTCTAAACACAAGTCTCATATGACCAAAAGCTTGTTGTAAAGTATTATCTAATGCAAAGTGTGCAGTCATAGCTTTTTTAGCATTAGCTAAATCACCTTGTACTACAGCTCCGAAGACAGTTGAAGTACCTTTACCTAGTATACCTGTTAAGTTACCAGCTGCAGCCTTCATAGGAGTTCCTATAGCAGATAGCATAGGGTTGAATAAGTTACTCCACATTGCTTTATTAACAATGGAGGGCATGTCAGGGTTAAGATCTATTATTGCTTTCTTGAAAGTACTTAGATTATTACCAGCCCATTGATGTAATTTAAACATAGAGTCTACATTACCATCAGTTAATTCATTAGCTAATAATAGAGGTTTAATAAAGTCAGGGTTTTCTCTTGCTACATCTTTCAAAGTTTGAGTCCATGCCTTAGCATCAGGGATAAGTTCAGTTAATCTGCTACTTGAGTTAGCTAAAATAGTATCAGCAGCTGAGTTAATAACTTCTTTATCACCAGTTTCTACAGCTGACTTCCATGCATTTATATTAGATAACATAGAGTTAGCTTCAAAGTTAGCTAAACCTTTTTCTACCATTAGTACTTCTAATCTATCAGCCATTAGGTCAATAGTTCTTTTTATAGACGCACCTTCTTCCATTAGTCTAGCACCTTCAGCCATGTCAGCTACTTGTCCTGCTTCTGATGTAGCTAAATAAGCTCTAGCTTTATGTACATCAAGATCTATCATTTGTGCTTTTAACTGTTTAATAGCACTAGATATACCTTTCTTACCTACAATACGTATAGCTGAATCATCTACTGATCTTTTAAACTCATCTAATAGACCAATGATTTCATCAGGTTCTACCCGTGGGTGTAGTAATGTAGCTGCTAACTTTTTACCAGCATCATCCATTATCTTAGATGAAATAAGTTTGTTAGATTTAAGTCTCTTACTAAAAGACCCACCTTCTTTTAATTGTTGGGTTAACTCACTAACTAAAGTACGATTACTTAGATTCTCTAGTTCAATACCTTCTTTACGTGCAGCTTCATGGATAAGATTACCTATCCTACCCCATGCAGAATCAATATTATTTTGAATCTGTGCAGCATCAGACTTAGCACCTAAGAT